GAATCTACCCTAGTTTGAAACATTACACCTGATGCACTCATAGTATTTAGCTTTGCCCATACAGAAATAGTTCCATTTGAACTATCTACATTTTCTGCAACACCATCTACACTTACATATTCATCTGTACCATTTAATCCTAAAGCCCAGATGTTATCATAAAGATAACCACTTGTTGTTAAGCTGTTTCCTAATTTTAATGATAACGCCATATTATTCTACGTATGCTATACCAATACCTGAAGTAAGGGTAATAGCGGTAATATTCATGTATAACACAGTACCAGCAGGCATTGTCGTTTGTAAAGCACTTTCGCCTGTTGCATTTGCCACTGTTATTGCTGAAATAACTGAAGTTACAGGAAAATGAACTGCATAATAGTCTTTACTTGTTTGTGCTGCTGTTGTAAATATTTCTGTTGTACCTTTTCCTAATTGTTCTGTTAATAGTTGTTGAACATTTTCTATTGCCATTGTTTATTTTTTTTATTGTCCGTAATATATGTAATTAGTGCCTGATGGTTCAGGATGTTGCGTATATTGTACTTGCCCTGTTCCTGCTAAATCTGACATATTTAATTTTCCTATTGCTACTAATCCTTGCACTACTCCATGTGTAGGCCCTACAGGTAGTACATCATCTTCTGTTACAGGTGCATTACCTGCACTTATTGCAACAGCTCCTGTCCAAGAAACTTCATAAACTTCATATTTATAATATCCTGATGGTATAAGTTTTGTGTCACCTGTATAAACATCTGGTGTAGCGTTATAAGTAAAAGACATCTTAGTATATCTATCGTATATTAAGTGATTATTAGGATAAGCATATTGAACTGATTTGTCCATGTCATTAGTAAACTTTACTAAGTGCCTAATCTTATCAGAGCCTACCGAAGTGTCAATACGGTTGTCTTCTGTACTTATATATGCGTCAAATGAAGATTGTGTTACTGCTTGAATCATATTATATAATAGAAAAACTGTTTAAATATTTGCATATAAAAGAAAAAGAGAGCCTAAGCCCTCTTAATCAAGAAAAATATGAAAACACTAATTAAAGTGAAGTGTTATGATGTAGTAGGGAATGTCCCCGCTTTGTTAGTAAATCCTGCATTATCGAATGGTTCAGTAGTATAATCCTCTAAGAATGCGAATGGAACACTCTCCAAACCGTCAAAGGTCAGAGTGTAACCTGAGCGGTCCCCGAAGCTACTTCCGCTTTCAGCAGTACCTGCATTTAAACTCATTCCATTTGTCATACCTAAAGCAACTATCATATCATGACCATTAGCAAGTGTGCCATTAAGTTGAGCAAATATTCTTACTTGCGTTTGTCCTAATAACTTAATCTCTTCTTGGTCTTGTTGCGTAAGACGATTTATTACCATATTTACAGTTGGAGTATAGAAGATTGTTCCATTTTCTACACTTCCTGTAATAGTATCTGTAATAGAAGTTGAACCTCTAGGCACAGTATATCTATATATAGTATTACCACCAAAATCAATAGTGTCGATAGTTGATTTATCAACTGCATCATAAGCAAAAGATGTGATTTCATCATAAACAGAAAAGTAGATGTATTTTACGCCACCACTGACTCTATTACAATCTAATCCTCTTCCGCGCGTTAAATTTGTACATGCCATTGTTTTTTGTTTTAAAAGTTAAAAACAGGGAGTATATTTCAACTCCCTATTTTGTAATATTATGATTGTCTTACTATATCTGCACCAACTCCAGTCTGAACACCACCAGAGAATCTACAAACCACTCGAATATTATCTGAGCCATCTAGGCCTGACATATCCATTAGGGCTATTCTAGGCCCTGTTCCTGTTACTCCAAAGTCCGAAACCAGATCCGTACCAAAATAAAGATTTGATTTTTGAGCTGCTACCATTTGGTTATCTGGTAAAGAAGGGCAAACTGCAATTTTGTATCCTTCGAATACAGGCTCATAGTCGCCATTCATGTTGTATGCATTCACATATCCTAATGTAGATACTGCTGAAATATAGAAAGCATAAGTTTTATTGTTCATGTATATGTATAAATCTTCTTTGCCTAGTATTGCAGGTACGTTAGCAGCCATATCAGAAGTTAAAGTCTGTAAGTTAGCTATAATGTTTGCTGCTGTATAAGCACCTGAAGCTGATGATTGAATTACAGTTGCATCAACACCTGGTAATAAATAACCAACTGCTGCACCTAAGAATCCTGTAAATTCACCATTTGTAGCTGTTACACCATTCCATATTGAATTTTCTACTCCTTCTGCAATAGTTGAACCCATATAAGAAATTACATAATCTTCAAAAGAAGCAGGAGGCATAGCCTCAGGCCCTCTCATTTGTAAAGATTCCCAGCTGCTCACCAAGTTTTGCTTACAAAGATCAATATTTATTTGCAAAGGTTTTACTTCAAGTACCTTTTCAGTCATTGTGAGAGTTCCGTGATCTGTAAAGTCGCACGTAGCATCTCTTAATAATGTTGCCCCAGCAACAGATTGTACATTTGATTTATAACGAACATTAGTCATTTGCGTTATAAAATCTAGTGATTTCGCTTCCTTTAATGCTGCAGAAATATACATCCCCGCTGCCGTCCCCGCGAAATTACTCGTTACGTTAAAAGCCATAGTTTTATTTGTTTTTTAGTTAATATTTATTTGTTTAAATTGTATAAAAATCTTTCTCTTTTAGAAAGTTTATTATAATCTTTTCTGCTTAATACAGGTTTGTCAGTTGAAAATTTGTTTACATTAACTGGATTGTCAGCAGGTTTTGCATTTAGTTCAGTTTTAAGTTTTTCGTTTTCAGCTTTTAATTTTTCAATTTCTTCTTCTGCTGAAAATTCAACTACTTCTGTTGTTTTTATTGATTTAGGATTTGTTGAAGGCTCTTCAGTTTCTTCTGACATTTCTTCAACATCACCTGTTTCACCGATTTGTCTTTTAAGGTCAGCTACTGCATCTTCAAGGTTTTGGATTCTTTTTTCCATTCCTCTCCAATCACCAACGTCTGCTGTTTCTTTTCTATCATCTTCTTCATCGTAATCTTCTTTGTCTTCTTCTGCTAAGTCAGTAGATAAATCTTCTTCTTCAGCAGTATCTTCTTCTTCAGTTTCAGATTCGATTACTTCTGCAACAACACCTTCTTCTTCTACTCTAAAAGAAACGCCAGTATCTAGCTTATAAGTACCTATTGGTAAAGGTATAGTTGTTCCATCTTCTGTAAGTACAGATATATCTACTCCTGCTTCTAGTTCTTCAGCAGTAGATACTAAAATAGTGCCATCCTCTGATTTGGATTGCCACCCTAATTTCACTTCATCATTCTCTAGACCAAGTGCTATTTTGATTTGCTTTTTTATGTCCATAATTGTATTCTTAAATTTAAGTTGATACTATATAATAGATATATAGTTTATTTATTTGATTTTTCAGATTCTTGTATAATTTCATTAAGTGCTATAAGTATTTCTTCATCAGTAGGTTGTTGCTGTGACATATTTTGCATCTTATCGACAAAGTACCCTTCAATACTTAAACCTCTTAGATTCCCTGCTTTAATTTCTTGCCATAAATCATCATTTTGTATAGACATAGAAACCATCCACGTTCCTCTAGGTAAATTGTAACCATAAAGTCTTGACTTGTCCATTTTTGGATCTTCTATTATCCAAGATTCTGTAGTCAAAACACCTGATACTCTATCTTGGTGTTCATAGGTTGCCTTATGATGATTATTATGTTTTAAATAAAGTTCTGCTGATTTGCGTACTGTTTCAGGGCTAAAATAGACATAAAATTCTTGATCTTTTTGTGGGTCGTATCGGAAGATTTGCTTATTTGGGATAAGGGCTGGACTGACCAACATACGTTTTTCTTCATCTACTTTTGCGAAAGTCAAGTTATGTTTTTCTTTCCCAAAGTAAACAAAGTCCTGTTCTATGGCGGGTGCTGAAACTAAACTTATAGCGTCTATTGCTAATTCTTGATTATCTTCTTCAATTACTAATTCTACTATTTTAGTTGTCTTAAGGTCTTCTTCATAGTAGTCAGCATTAGCTTTTTCACATTCTTCTAAGGTGTCATACTTGCATTCACCAGTATTCCCCCATTTATATTTTCCATCTTTACATTTTTTACACGGCATATTATTATATAGATTAATTGTTAATTTATTTGATTTTTATATTACTGCATTACGTCTTATTGTGCTTAGCTTATCCTGTCCTTGTGTGACATCATCTGTTACCACAAAGGCACGTACAGGCTCTTGTTCTTGAGCAGGTGCTGTTAATTCAAACTTACCAGACTGCATATCTGGAGCAGGTTGACCGCCACCCACTCCACCCATTCCACCTCCTCCACCTCCACCTGCACCACCACCAGTATCTTGCTTCAGTATTTGTCTTACATTTGCTAAACCTGCTGCTACTGATAAACCTGCTGCTATTGGTGCTGCTATTAGACCTGCAGGAGCAGGTATTCCATCCATTGCCTGATTGTAGGCAGCAGTTGCAGATGTAAAAGTGTTTACTAAGGCTTGTGCTACTTTAAATGCCTTCTGCTTTTTTGCTAATCTTTGTCTTTTCTTTTCAAACTTTTGGTCAATAGCTTCTAAATCACCACCATTCTTTTCTGCTAATTGCCTTTCCTTTTGATAAGAACTTTCTAGGGATGATATTTCTGTATCTAAAACTGTTAGGCCAATATCTAGTGCTTGTTGTGCAGCTTGTATTTTAAAATCTTCTAAATCTTTAAGACTTAATACTTGTTTGTCGGTGTTGCCCAGTATTTGTTCTGTTAATTCTGCATCTGATTGTATTATTTGGTCATTTGTTTCTTGTGTTCTTACTGGCAACTTTTCTAACGTTCCTAGCCTTTCTTTATCTGCTTCTTGTAGTTTTTTTAGTGCTTCTAATTCTTTTGCTTCAGCTTCTCTTTTTATGCCATTTATTTTATTATTAAGTTCTATTTGTTTAGTTATACTTTCTTGTTTAATATTAAATAAATTTATTTCAAGTTCTGCTTCTTTGTCTAAATCTTCTGCTGTCGATTCACCTAATGCGTTTTCTTCTCGCTGTATTCTTAATTCTTCTTCTGCATTTGCTATTCTTTTGTCAAGTAATTCATTCTCTATATTAAAGGCTTTTTCTGCTGCTTCTAATCTTTCTTCTTCTGATTTTGTAACATCTTCTGCTATTAATTTAAGCTCTTCAATTTCAGACCTTCTTTTAGCTGTTTCTACATTTAAATCTCTATTGCTATCTCTTAATTTTTGGAATGCATCTTTTAAAGCTAAGGCTTGTTTTGTGTCATTTACAATTTCATCTCCTATATCTTTGAATGTACCTTTTACATCTTCTAAAGCACCTTTTGTATCACCTTTAAATAGCTTAACAATACCATCACCAAATTTAGACACTCTATCTACTAAAACATTAAATGCAGCTCCTAAACCTGCTAAACTTTTTTCTAATAATTCAGCCCCTCTTTTAGTTTGTGTAAAATAAGTTACTAATGAACCTACAGCAATAACAAAAGCACCTATACCTGTACTTATTAATCCTGCTTTAATACTACTAAAAGACTTTGCTGCTGTAGATGTTAATTTTGTAAATCCTCCTTTTATATCATTAAGAGAAACACCCATAAACTTAAATTCATTAGCTAATTCACTAGCGTCTTTTGCTGTTGCTCCTATATTTGATTTTATTTCTAAACTTACTGTTTTATCTGCCATTTTCTATTTTTTTAAGGTATATCTACATTAGTAGACACTATTTCATGAAGATACACAACTGCACTCCAAATATTCGTTACGTTATTTCTATCACTACATTGTATAGACCAAGATTTATTAACTCCTGATGATGTATCTATTTCAGTAAATGTACCATTAACACCACCTACTTTACCTATGTTTCTTGTGAATCCTACAATAAAATTCATATTATATGAACTGTCTATTTGTACTACTCCTTTTCTGTTTCTATATGAAAAATCACCTACTGTTGCTGCTGTACCTGCTAATTCTAGTCTAGTGATATAGATTTCATATCCTATAATTGAACTTGGTTTTACATCTATAAGACTTGATCCATCCCCACCTACTGTTAGTGTGATATTACTATTATCTGT